GCAGAGCCAGAGTCCGTGGTGGCTACTTTCGTGATATTCCCGTCGGCATTAAGGTTAACAACGTCGCCAAAGAAAATAGCGGTTGTCTCACCTGTGCCAATGGGGATTTGACGAGTAGCACCAGCAAACACCTGACCGCCGATCAAATTGATCGGAATAAGCCCGTAAGGGCCTGATACGGTGGGATATGCCATTTTTAAACCTCGTTAAAAAGTTATTTACCTTTACCGAACGAAGTCGTAGACCTTTTCTCTTTAAAGAGTGGCATCCGACTATCGTTCTCTCTCATAAACGTGTTATCTACAGCATCCATATTGTCTCTAGTGGCCTTGGCGTAGTGTTTCTTACGTTGCTCCATAAATTCAGTAGGGATCTTGCAGAGTAACAATCCGGCAACCTCAATATTGTCCTTAAAGCGACTATTGGGATCCGTTAACATCTGGAACTTAGGCTGCTCTTCAATCCGAACAGGCTCCCAGCCTTCACGCATCTTAGAAGATACGTTCTTAGCGTCGGCCTGCCCTTGTGAGGCAACTCGAATCCAGCGGTATGAATACCCCGGCTGTTTATCCGGCTCCGGTAATGCTGAAGCGGGCATCCAAGCCTGTGGACGTTCTACGTTGGATCGATTTTCAAGTTCGCGTGCAAGTCTGTTTTCTGCCATGTTAGTTCTCCATAGTTTTCGCAAATTCCCGAGCATATTGCTCAGGGGTTAAACCTAATCTTTTCGCAATGTTTAGTTGCGACTGTTTTAGCACTATCTTTTTGGAGGATGTGCTACGCGATGCCGGAGCAACCACTGTGGCAGGTTTTTCGGTGCGCGTAACGGGCTTGCCGCCCCCGTTAGTCGTTTTAATCTCTTCTTCCTCGAAATTTTCGGGGAAGCGTTTCCGTATAGTTGTGTCTACACGGTCCCAATATTCGTCAGTACCTACAAAGCCTTTGCCGTACTGTTTCTCTAATTTCTGATGCAAGCCAAGTGCAAGGCTTGTCATTTCCTCGTCTACACCAAACCACGTATTGCGCTCTTGCCACGCAAGCGTCTTTTGGTCGGGACGAGGCACTTGTACCTGTTGCTGCTGGTTACTATTTACTTCAATTTCAGGCGCTTGTAAAGAGGGTTTGTAGTCTTTTATGCGCTGAAGTTTAAAATTTACTTCCGATAGTTTGGCTTGCGCCTCTACCACCTTGTCGGAATCTCCGGCCTCATATGCCTCTTTGTAGGCACGTTTAGCCATCTCCATCTCAAGTTCTGCCGCCCCTTTGGCTGTGTCAAGGAAGGATTTCTCCCCCTCAGACAGCCTAGATTTCAGGCGTTTATTCTCTTCAATCGCTTGCTGCGCAAGGGTAAGAGCCTCTTGCTGCTCGCGGAAAGCGGCTTCTTTGGCTCGGCGCTCATCGTGCCAAACCTTTTTCATCTGTTTCAGGCGAGTCTTTACCTTGTCGGAATACTCTTCTAACTCGTCTGCCTCTAATTCTTCGACGATCTCCCTTGGAAGGGGCGTCCTGCCTCGATCTTCCTCCGGCGTATCGTCTTCAATTTCTAAATCAACTTCGGGTTTACCCTTAGCCTCTTTAGTTTCTTGTTGCGGCGCAGCAACTTCTTTTTCATCTCCCTCTATTTCAAACTCAAAATCAGGTTTTCCTTCTGCTTCTTTGGGTAACGGCATGTTTTACTCCTATTTGCGGCTGATTCCACGGGGGTCTTCAACTACTCCCTCGACAGAATCATCGTTGATGATGCGGAATTCACGACCATGAATCTTAAGTCGCGTACCTGCGTGGGGGCGCACGAGAATAAAATCCCCTTCCCTACACCAAGGACCACTTGGGAACCTTGCGGCATCCTTATAGCAGTCTGGCCCCATCTTTACGACAAAAAGAACCGTTGTAAGTAGTTCTTCGTGCTGAAGGGTCATGTCAGACTTAATAATTCCGCTTTCGTACTGCTCTTCGATGTTGGGAATTCCACACAAAATGCGGTACCCAGAAGGGTCCGGTAACTGCTTGGCTTTTCGGTCGTCTGAATCTGGCAGAACACTTACTTCACCGTCTTCTGTAGCGATGGCAAGTTCAGTCATCGTCTTTTTCCATCCTTTCTGCTGTTTCTATAAGAATATTGTTTGCGATTAGGAGTCCGCGATAGATCCCGCAGCCGTATTGGTAGGCTCCAAAATCTTTTGCATTACCTAAAACCGTGTCCTGCTCTATTACTTTCATTTCCTCTCGTATCTTGTCTGAAAGATACTTAAGTATGTCATTACTCATTTACTGCCTTTCTCTGGTGGTTTGGAACCTTGCGCCCTTTGTTGAGCGATTTGTGAGCCGAGTCTCATACCTTCTAACTCCATCTTAGCGTTAAGGTCGGCTTTATCTTTTGCGGTTTTAGCACCAACTTGCATTCCTGCAATCTCTTTCTGTGCCTCAATCCGTTGCTTTTCGATCTCAAGTTGGTCTGCCTTTGCGGCGGCATCCAACTGATCTTTAGTGGACTTACGTTGCAGTTCGGCCTGTTTGAGGGCCAACTCTGCTTGTTGCATCTGCACAATCGGATCCTGTGCGACCTGTTGTGCCTGTTGCTGTGCTGCCTCGGCTTGATTGCGAGCGAGAAGTTTTTGTGCTCCTGCTGCCGCCAAACGAGAAATCTGTACTTCCATATCTTCCGGCATGTCTTGGTCTGGCGCCGGGTAGGGCACACCAAGTTGTTCTTCCAATTGACGGCGGTACTCAAAGGCTACGTGTTCTTGAATGTGCGCAGCCATCGCACCCATCATCTGTTGCGCCATTGGTGACTGTCCAATCATTTGAGCAATCTTCGGATCTTGGATAGCAGCCATATGGACAGTGATATGGGCTTGATGATCTTGGTAAATAAACGCTTTTACCGGTTTACCAGTCAACACATCCATGTTCTCAGAGACAGGATCGCGTGGCTTCTCGTCATCTTTTGTCGGCACTAACTTATCAGCGTTTTTAATGCCTAGCACGTCAAGCATCTGCCGGTGTAAATACGGCAAGTCATATAACTGAGGGGCCTGTTGGGCCAACTGCATAACTGCTTGGTATTGGACAACCTTCTGCGACATGGTCGCCGCATTGGGGTCACTTACAGGAATAACGTAGACCTGATCGTAGTCCGACTTCTTAGCCCGTGGTGGGCCTTCTACCGGCTCATACGAATAATCCTCCGGAGTGTAGTCGCGGATTATGGTCTTAAGGAGTTTGAACTCCTGCTTCATGCTGTAGTGAATCCGCGCTTGGACAGCGCTCATCACTTTTAACGTCCGCTCTAGAATTGCCAGCGTCGTACCAACAGGAGACTGGGCACTCATGTCGGATACCTTCAGATCCGCTGCACTAGCGAACCTACGACCTTCTTCAACGATGGTGCCCAGCAAGGAATATAATACCTGAGACGGCTCCTTGTATGGAAGCGTCATGATATTGTCTTTAATCGTGCCAGAGGCTACGTCTACATCTCGGAATTCTGCCGGAGAAATCGGCGTGTCATCTCCCTTAACCCGCAAACCTTTTGTTTTGAATCCTCCGGGGAGATTCGAGAGAGTACCTGCGTCAACAAGTTGGCGAATAATAGAAGTGCCAGACTTAGCAAAAGCGCCAATGAGATGAATAAGACCAAAAGCGTAGAAGCCAAATCCCGGGATGTATGAATAATGGACAAAATGATTGCGTTTTTGCTTAGTATCATCATCTGGGTTCCAATTCCGTCGGATTGCTAGGACTGTTTGTGTACCTTTTTCAATAGTAACAACGTAAGGCAGAGCAATGCCCGTTGGCTCCCCATCTTCGTCTTTATCCTCGTAGCCGGGAAGATCGAGGTCAACGTGCATCTCAAGAATCTTGTACCTGTCGTCAGATGAGGCACGGAAGCCCATCTTCTCAGCGATTTTCTTCTCAACCTCATCGAATGCTTCAACCGGATCACCAAGTTCTACATCACAATAAAAGCCTGCTACCTGTAACCTGCGCAGTTCGTTTTCTGTCTTACGCATTACGTGCGTAACACGCTCCGCATTCTCTAAATTAGAGGCGCCGTAAGGAACAACAACGTCTTCAGCAGGGACAAAGAGTGATACCTGACGCTCAAGATGGGGGTCGTAATAGACCTTCTTAAACGCATTACCAGCCAGACCCAAGCCCCACAACATCCGCTCGTGCTCAGGCCGATACTCGACCATCACATCGGTTAGTTGGAAGTTCATATCATCTTGAACGCGAATGGCGGCTTCTTTTTTCTCTGGGGTTTCCTTGCCTATGATCTGAGTCTTAACAGGACCTTTGGCTGGGAAGGTCTCCATGATTGTCTCGGCTTGGAACTTAACGAGGGCCTCACTTAATAGCGGATGATGTACACCGCAAGCCCCGGGCCAAGGTTCTGTCCGGTCTTCAATCTTCATGCCAAGCAACTCTAGGCCGTCTACGTAGGTCTGCATCCAGTCTTTGCGACTCGATGTATCTTCTTCAAACTCGCCAATCAGGTCGTTACATAACTGAGTTAACTCGTCCTCGTCCATCTCTTCAGCGAGGTTGGCGTTAAAGTCATCACCGTTTTCATCTGGTTCAATCTCAATCTTTACACCACCTGCCTCAATACTTACCCGTTCGGGATCTTCTATCTCAATTTCAATATCAGGCTCCATTTCTTGCCCGAGCAGTAAATTTTCATCCAACCCCATCGGGGCTTGCCCTAGTGCTTTGTCAATTGCCATATTCTGTCCTTAGTAGTAACCTTCAAACTTGCGCCGGAATGAAGGTAATTCATCTTCTTCGTCTAATAGGGTACGAATATACCCACCCTTGCGGAATCTCATCAACGCAAGAGATACAGAGTCAACATAGTCATCATGCTCCCCGGCAGGGAAAGATGCAACCTCTTCGATCACTTCTTCCGCCCAGTGGGTGTTCGGTGCCCACACTCTACCAGAGGCAAACAGGTCTGACACAGCGTTCAAGCGACTGATCTTGTCATTACCTTTACTTGGAGTGAACTCCTGCACCGGTATGCCCATCGCCCGCATCTCGTATATCAGGGGTGCACCAGAAGCCTTCTTCTCAATAATTACGCTGTCTGGCTCCCACTCTTTATATTGATCAA